TGTGCTATCAAAAGGAGAGCCAACGCCTTCGACCCAGACTGAATCGCCTGCTACAAGACCATGTGCTGTAGATGTGGTCAGTGTTGCTACGTTTGATGTAAGAGCCTTATTGGTGACTAATGTACCAGCATTAAGTGCTGATGTAGTAAAAGCAAGACGATTAGTATCTCCAATAAAAGCAACTGCAGTTGTTGGGTACTTGAGTGACTGTGCATACTGCAAGTCATTTGCATAAGCAAATCGAAGTGGTTCATTTTCGATAGTCTGACCTAGGTCAATGCGAATAAGACCACCATCTGTATCTCCAACTCCTGCTGTGCACCATATAAAACGGTCACGAGCAGCAAAGTCATAAACTGGTTGGTTGCTTTCAAAAACTAAAGGACCATAACTTAGTGAACCATCTTGGTCATTGACCATAGCAACACGAACACCCTTAGATGTTCCAATAACCATAAAGCCAAGGTAGTAATAAAGTTTATGAACTATCTCACCAGCAGGAAGTTCTGCAGCAACAGAAGCCTGAGTCATGGTTGGCATAGCGCCACCAGTTGTCAGTGTATATTTCTGGATAGTTGATTGAAGCCCAGAATACCCAGCAGTATAGATTGCAGGCCCTGATGCAGCAACACTTGTATATTTATAATTAACATTAGGGTTAGTATAAATAGGGTTTGGTAATGCTGTTGCTGTTGGAGATATTTCATAGACTTTATTATTAAAACATAATACAATTCTGTCTTTTACATATTCCATTTCAGCGCTTATAACTGCATCAGTAGCATGATGAAACATTTCTGTTTCAGCAACACTGCTATCATCAGTAAGTAACTTTTTATAGAAATACATTTTATTAGTTATATTAGTTACCCAATAAGCGTATGTTCCATCGTCACAGACCGCATATACTTTAGTGTCTGCTCCAGTATTATAATCTACAAAGTTAGTAACAGTTCCAGCAGAGTCAATCTTATCTACATCGTACCCATCATGAAGAAGAACACCATTAGTTCCACCCCACTGAATAGAACGAAGATGTTGTGAATCATAACTAGGAGTTACAACTGCATCAGTTACAAAATGGTTTACTTTAGTTACTTCTTTAAGAAGGCTTACTTCACCCTTAGTCCAAACATTGACTCCCTGTGAGTCATTGAAGCGGTACTTGCTTGCTTCGCCTGCAGATGGGTCGTAGAACTTGATGCCCTTACCAATATGGAAGGATGACTGTGAACGAATCCACCAACCTGTGAGTGACTGTTCTCCTGGCTCAGAGGCAGCATCGAACTGGTCTTTACGGTATGGCGCAGTCTCGCGTTGGTATGGAGTCTGGTCTGTAGGAGCAAGCATGAACGGCAAGCCACCGACGGCAATATCGTAGTCTTCTGCGTTATTTGTCCAGAAGCCAGAAGTTCCAGGATTACCTACGTTTAAGGGTAGGTCTTGCGTAATATCTGGTGATGCCACGTTACTCCTTAGATAGAAAAGAAAAATGAGCAGTTTAGACCCATGCTCAGGGGTTAGAACTTATTTAGTTTTACTCAGCAGGTGTTTCTTCTACTGCTGGTGGTGTTAAAAGTGTTGTACTTACAATTGGCAAACTTAAAGTTGCAATATACTTAGTTGCAAATTCTTCTGCTTCTTCGCGTGATTCAAAAGGTTCATCACCTTTATAGTGATTAACTGGCTGATAAAGATTTGGTGCATCAGTTCCTGTTGGACACTCTGCATCAAAAATGCTAACAGCAAAACCTTCTGCATCATTGATTGTATATGTAAATCTATTAGACATTTGGTCTAATTCCTTCCCATGTTAATTTCATTGTTTTTTGGTGGATAAGTTTTATAGTTGGGTCAAACCAGATATCATATCCAAGGTTTCTTACTCGCTTGCACCAAGAGATATCTTCTCCAATAATCTGAAAAGTAATCATCTTGCCATCAAGTTCAACTTCAGCTTCTGTTGACTGAAACCATGGACGAGATAAACTTTCAAATACTCCAGATTTCACACAGATAAATCCAAATCCAGCACCAGAAATCTTAATAGGCTCTTCACCCATTTCAAGAATTTCTTGAATGCTAAACCCTTTTTTTCCTTCTTCTGGATAAATTGTAACTTCGCCATTTCCAATTATGTAAGCACCAGTAAGAATGTCCTTATCGCTACGATATGCTTTAAGGACATCCTCTGGCGTAAACATAATATCCGAGTCAATCCATAGGATTTTATCATATGTGACTCTTCCTTCAAATGGAACTGAGTTATCAATTTGATTAATCATTGTTCCAGAAAGTGTTACTTCTCTGGCATCAGCCACATGAGAGGAATACCCTGTAGCAAAACCCCAGGATATTCCCTCTTGGTTTAATACTTGACCAGCATGAAGTATTGATTTAACATAATCCGCAATCATTGAATGACCTGGAGTACAAATCATTAAATTAATATGCGGTTTTTGTGCTTCTTCTGTATTTTGCTTTTTTCCCATTTTGTCCCCTTGATTTGATTATGCCTGGTAAATAGCATACCCTAATGGTGTTGGTGTTGTGAAGAACATTGTGCGTCTATTAACAATATTTTTGTTTACTAATTTACCGTTAATAACGTCCATTTTCTGTCCTACACCAGTTCCATATCCCCAACTAATTCCATCAGTTGAGAACATTGAACCACCCCAGCCAGCAGAAAGATACCATTCACCATTATGAACCATAAGTGAATTCATAAAAGATGGTGCATCAGCGTTATCTCCACCATAACTAAAGCCATAAATCCATCCAGCATTATAACCACCAGCAATATCAATACCCTTTTTAATAGGTTGTGGATTCATGGTTGTCCATGTAATACCATCGGTAGAACGAGCCATCATTGGGGTGGTTGAAGAATGGCCACCAGCACGGCAACATGCAATAAATTGACCTAGTGTGCTATTATATTTGATAGCGCCAATATCATTAGATAAACCACTTGTACGGCTTGTCCAAGTATATCCATCTGTAGAGGTTACAATTATGCCACCTTGGCCACCAACTACATGTAGTCCAGCGCCATATGTTCCATGAATGAAATGTCCGCTAGTAGGTGTTCCTCTTGTAGACCATGTAATACCATCTGTTGATGAAGAAAGAGAAGTATTAGAACCACCTTCTGATAGGATGACATACATACCGCCACCATAGTAAACAAAGTTATAAGGACCTGCTTGACCAGTAACTTGAGTATTAGTCCAAGTGCTTCCGTTAGTTGAACGCCAAATTCTTCCAGTTCCTAGACGATTACAGATAAACCATGCATTGTTTACATAACTGCCATATCCTGGATAGTTGTAGTTTCCAATTGTATATCCGCCAGGAAAGTTTTTCTGAATAGGGATTCCAGCGCTTACGTCATAAGCAGTAGCAACAGAGTTAGAATCATAATAAGCCCATTGTTGGAAGCAACCCTTGCCACCAGAAGATTCCCACCAGTGAGAATATGAATTATCGCCGCTGTCTCTTTGGTCATTAGCAGTAACCTGAGACTGACCAAATGGGTTTCCATCTGTATTAGCGCTATTTGACTCATATACCCAACTTGTACTGAGGTAAACAGTATCTGTTGTTGTCAGTGTAAGTTTATAAGGACGAGAAGAAATTCCGCTTACATAAGATGTATAAATGTTGCTGTTATAAGCATTGATAGCAATTGAATCGTTTGCTGTGTAAGCATAAATATAATATGAACCAGCAGCAAGAGTTGTCTTATACCAACCCTTATCTGATGTTCCTACTGCTACTGCAGCGCCAGCACCAATAGGTGTTGAACTGGAACTAGCACTAGGTGTTGGATAGATTGAAAGACCCATTACGCTACCTCGACTCCGCTAATGTGGAAATTGACTGTTGTTGCAGATGCAAAGCCAGCGATTACTTGAGTAGCAGTAAGTGTCTGCTTAATGTCAAAGAACGCTGTTGTGTTAGCAGCAAGTGAAACGCCAGATAGCAAAGCAATACCATTAAGTGTAATAGTAAATGTTGCTGCTGCACCTGCTGTGTTAGTTACTGCAATGTTTGTGACAATTGCTGTAGTTGATGCTGGTACTGTGTATAGTGTTGTGCTTGATGTCGCTGCTGCTGTACGAGCAAGCGCCTTAGATGTTGTAGCCATTAGTTACTACTCCTTTTTATAAAGAATCCATTGCGTCTGCAATGGCTGTGTCTTGTGCTGCGTTATTAAGTTGTGTTTGAATTGGAGAAGTTACTCCATCCAAAAATGTTAGTTCTGATGCTGTTACTGCATTAAGCGCTGTGGCTGCATTAGCCAAGTCTCTTGCTTTGGTCATTAGTATGCTCCCATGATTGTCATGATTACGTCTGCTTGGCTGGTTAAATCAATTGTTGCCCAAGATGCAGTAGTTCCATTTGTTGTAAGATACTTTCCGCTGTTGCCAGTCTGAGTTGGAAGCAGTGGGTTAGCAGCCCATTCAAGTCCAGTAAGTGTTGACGAGTTAGCACATAAATACCAACCATCTGTAGCCACAGGTAATTTACCTGCAGTTGCTGCACCAGTGGCGATAAGTATATCACCTTTAGCGGTAAATAGGGTGTTGCTAATCGAGTTTGACACGACAAATGGTGTAAAGGTGATTACATCAAGGATATCTCCAGTAACCAAAGCACCGAGTCCTGTGATGCTTGTTCCTGTTGTGGCGTTGTAGTCTGATGTACGGGCTAGAAGGACACCGTTGAGGTATACCTGCTCCTTGCCTACAGTATATGCAAGAGTTAAGCCAAAGTCATCAGCACCTGCCTTAGAGGTTTCTCCGCCAGTTGCTGTGTAGCGATAACGCTGGATATCTGCTGTTGTTGAGATAGCAATCCATGCAGTTCCGCTATAGGTGTACATGGTGCTATTGGTTGAATTCCAGTACATAGCGCCTGTGAGAAGAGCATTACCATCATTGTCGAGTGTAGGCGCTGTTGTCTTAGAGCCAAGGTAACGGTCATCAAAAGCATCATATGCTGCTTCGGCTGCTGCTGCAGCGGCAATAGCATTGGCTACTGTTCCTGCTGTAGCATCTACATAAGCCTTGGTTGTAGCATCAGTTGCTGCTGTAGGAGTTCCAAGACCTGTAATCTTGTTGTTGCCCATAGCAAGAGCACCAGACATTGTTCCGCCAGCCTTAGCAAGATATGTTGCAGAAAGGCTAACTGCTCCAGTATTTCCATCTACAGATGTAACTGAGTCTGTTGGAGTGAGGAGTTCCTGCCAGTTGGCAAGCGTTGATGCTGGTACTGCTGAAAGAACGAAAGTCTTGTTGAGGTCTGTGCGAACAGCAAGGTCGCCTTCATCTGCTCCAGTAACTGCAAGCATAGCAGCCTGTGAAGCAACAACGAATGTTGTATGGATTGCAATTCCAGGAAGTTGAGATGTTGGAACTTTGCCGCTTCCATCTAGGGAAGCAAGACCGTTGTTAGTACCCTTTTGAGTTGTGATGTAGTTGAGTGTTACTGCATCCTGTGGATTGCTTGGGTCAGCAAGTCCTGTAATCTTTTGAGCATTAAGAGCAACTCCTGTAGTTGGAGCAGACATTTGGTCTAGGCGAGATGTACGAACCTGAGTATCAAAGTTTGAGATAGTTGCTGCTAGTTGAGTGCCAGTATGGTTAGCACGAGCAAGTGGGTCAGTAGCCAACTTAGATAGAGCAATAGCAGCGGCTGGGTCAATGTCAGCATTAACAATAGTTCCATCAACCAAGTCAGCAGAGGTAATTGTTCCACCAAGGTTTAACTTGCTCTTAGAGATTGCTGCTGTTGCTGAGATATCGCCATTGACAATAGTTCCATCAGCAATCATTGTAGATGTGACTGTACCTGTGTCAGCCTGTGTTACGGCTGTACCAGCGACCTTAGTAGCAGCGATTGCTGCTGCAGCGTTAATGTCTGCGTTAAGGATAGTTCCATCAAGAATCATGGTGCTTGTTACAGTACCAGTATCGGCTGCTGTAATAGCAGTTCCTGCAATCTTAGTCTTAGCAATTGCTGCTGCTGTATTAATATCAGCATCTACAATTGTATTGTTGGCAATCATAGTTCCAGTTACTGTTCCAGTGTCTGTTGTATAAACACCATTAGTTACTGTTCCAGCATTACCTGATACGTTGCCAGTTACGTTACCAAGAAGGTTTCCAGTAAATGTTCCTGATACTGTAGCGCCAGTAATTGTTGGAGTTGTAAGAGTCTTATTTGTAAGTGTCTGTGTATCTGTTGTACCAACTACAGAACCTGTTACACCGTGAACACCAGATGTTGCCTCATGGTGGTTATTAGCCTCACGGAAGTCACGACCAGTTGCCATGTGGCGAACCTTGGCTCCAGCAGAGTGTGAGATTGCAGCAGAACCATCAATAGGACGGACAATTGTAAGAGTATTGCTTCCAGGCGTAGAAGGGTAAACTACGTCTACAATTTCTTCAAGTGCTGTGTCTGGGTCAAGGACTACAGTAAATGTCTCACCAGATGCTGGCGTAATTCCACCAAGAAGAGCAGAGGCAGAACCCACAACCATTGTTGTCGCACTTGAGTTAAGTGCCGAGGTAAGTGATGTTTCCTGGGAAATAGAGGAATATTTGCGAATTGTCATGAATTAGTACCTCGTATAGTGGACGCGTGAAGGGAATAGGTCTCTGAGTTTGTTCTTCTCCTCAGAAAGTCTCTGGTTGTAAAGCGCCAAGAGGAATCGTGAGTTAGATGAACCAGAACCAAATTGAATCTTTGTATCCGCATTGTCTGCTTCTGCGGACATATAGTTGAGGCGACCAGCATCAATAAAGGAAGCAAGGCGATATGCTGCGCCGTAAATAATAACATCTTTAGCAGATGCTAGTAAACCTGTTGTATTCTCAAATACTGCAGTATCTTCTGAACCATCAAAAGTCTGAGGAACTTTAGTATATGTAATCTGAATTGTTCTTCCAGCAGGGATGCTGTCGTAGATAGTCAAAGTAACACCGTTTGCAAATGTTGCTTCATTTGCCATTGAGTCCAAACGCCATCCCTTAACAGGACGCCATTCCTTTGTTGGTCCAATTGTAGACCAAGATACATAGAGGATAGTCTGTACATCAGAAGGCAACTGATATGTATTCTGTACAGAGTTATATGTAAAACTGTACTTGTTTAAAGCATAGAGGGTTGGGTACACGCTCTGGATTGCTTCATTGATGGCACGCTTTACTGCAGAACGTGGGAATGTCGGTGCGACAGTTACCTTTGTTCCTGCAGTATGGGTTGCTGCGGTTGTTGCTTGGAACCCACGACCATACGGCGCTGCTGTTGCAGTCGACGAAATACGGTCGTAGGAATCCAACCAAATCAACTCATCACCAATTTCGACAACGCCTTTACCAATATTGGTAGTTGTTCCCAAGTTTAGAGTCAAGCCAGTAGACGTGATATCTTGGGTTAGGTGTGTTGTGCGCTCTTGACGCAGCGTATAACCAGACAGATTGAGGAGAACCTCATCTACCAAATTTCCGTAAGTGGTTGTCATTGTTTCCTTCTTAAGAGTTAATTACTTCTTTTTTGCTGCAGCCTGTGCTGCTGCCTTCTTCTTCCAGTCTGGAGTAAATGCTGCACCTACTGCTTTTGTAGCACCAAATACTGCTTTAGCAAATGGGTCAGTTGTTCCTGACTTTTTTGTAGAAGTTGACTTAGCAGGTGTTGATTTTGTTGGAGCAGATGCTGGGCGGTATGAAGGTGTATTGTTAGCACCATATGACTTTGGCTTTGCAGCAGAATTCATATTTGCTGCTGTTGCCTTAGCAACACGAGCAGCACCGTACATGCGCTTTACGCCTTCCATGTATGAAGCAGATACGCCACCTGCTGCAGCCTTCTTAAGTGCTGCTGCCATTCCCTGTGACTTAATCTGGTCAATTGTTGCCTGTGAAACTGTTACCTTCTTAGCAGGAGTAGAATCTCCTGTGCGACGTGCTGATGGAGTTGTAGACTTCTTAGGTGTTGACTTACCACCTGCCATTGGCTCTTTCATTTATTTTCCCTTTTTCTTTGATTTGCCCGCTTCAGAAAGAGCGATAGCAATTGCTTGTTTACGAGACTTGACTACTGCTCCACCCTTACCAGAGTGAAGAGTTCCAGTTTTGAACTCATGCATAACCTTTTGAGTTTTGGTCTTCTTCATTTTTTACCCTTATTTCTTGCGCTAATGGCTGCTGCTTTCTTCTTTGCATCTGCCTTACTTGAGGCTCCCCATGCTTGAAGAGATAACAAGAGTCTTGTTGGTTCTCCATTAGGCTTGCGCTCAGGTCCTGGCATACCACCCATACGTGCTAAGAATGATGCACGACGTGGGTTATCGCCTGACTTAACTGGCGCTCTTAAAGTGCCACCTTTGTATGATGCTCTGCCCTTAGCGTTTAGTCCGCCTTTAGGATTTTTACCCTCTTTACGAGTCCAGGCTGCTGTCATTACTTACCCTTCTTTACACCGCTCACACGCTTCAAGCGTGGGTTAGCCTTAACTGCAGACTTAGATGCTTTGCGAGCACCAGCAGCAAGGATTGCTCCAGCACGGTCTTTTGAAATACCTTGCTTCTTTGCAATACCAGCAGCAACTGCTTTAAATCCTGGATGTGCTTTTTTCAATTTGTTCTACGTCCTTTAGAATCATACTTGTTTCCAACAAGAGAACCTAGGAGTTGACCACCTGCGCGGTCTTGCTGCTTGCGAAGTTTATTTGCTTGAGCATCTGTACCTGGACCAATAAGTCCACGTGCATTATCTGCTCGCTTATAAGCGCGTACAAAATCGCCTGCTTCTTTTACAATGTTCTGTGTGTAGCCCTTGAGGCCACCAACTTGCTTACCTGAGTTTGGCATGATTACTTCTTCTTGCCCATCTTCTTGGCAACAGCCTTCTTCTTGGTTCCAAACATTCCGCCCTTTGCTGAACCATATTCCTTCTTACGAGCAGCAGGACCTTCGCCCATTTCGTGCTTCATCATTGCCTTCTTAGATGTATACTTTTCGCCTTTAACTGACATTAGACCAGCCCTACTTCCTTTAGTTTGCTTACGGTATTGTTTTGAATTAAGTTTGTGTTGGGCATTGAGTTTGAGTCATACGCTGTGCCCAACGCATCAGAAGCCCTACGAGCCTCATTGATTTTTTCCATACTTGTTCCAGCAGGCTGGATTCCCTGTGCTCTTGCCTCACGGTAAGCGCTCAGTTCATTGTCCCACTTCTTATTATTCATGGTCTTACCATGATGGGCATCTCCAGGATTTAACTGGAGTCCCGCTGCCTTGCAACCAAAGCAGACATCTGGTCCACCACATTTGGTGTGGTCTACGAATATTTCTTCTGTCACGAATGGAATGTCAGAGGTTTCCTCACAGTTGACACAGCCATACTTTGCAGCCTTAAAGTCACGCTTATCAGTGAATCCCCATTCAATTACCTTACTGATATGGTCACACATTATATCGTCTCCACCGTGTATCCCGCTGCTTCAAGAGCAGCCTTTTCTATTGCGTCTACTATGTATGAGTAGCCACCAATGTAAGCCACCTGAGCAGCCTGAACCTCTTCTGCTGACGGAAAACGGACTTGGTAATACTGTCCGTCTATCTTGAGGACAGAGACCCCTCTAACGAGGCGGTAGCGACTAAATAAGCGCCCTTCACCAGCGGGTCCTTCGCTGACTGTGGGTGTTGTGAATCTATATGCCATTTGGCCTCCTAAGCCCTTTTACTGATGAGTAGGGGTTTCCCCCTACCCACCCGTCTAATTACTTAGATTACGCTGTTGGACGTACTGATGAAGCAGTCTCAATGCGGTATAGCGCAGCCTGACGGAACACTGCCCAGTTGATGATACCGTGCCAGCCGACTGGACGGAAACGGTTCAACTTGTCGACAACGTTACCGAACTCAATGCCTGGTTCCTTCCATACTGCTTCAGCAAGTGCTTGCTGTCCGAGTACGTAAGAGTTGTAAACACGAACCTGGCTTCCGCCTGTTCCTGAACCTGACTGAGTATTTGTCATTGTAGGTGTTTCGATGAAACGAACACCTTCCCATGCGCCGATTTCACCAGCGTAGAGAGCGTTGATGTTCTGGTACTCGTTTGGTGTACGCCAGATGTTGTTTCCTGTCTCTGTACGGAGGTCATGAGAAACTTCTGGGTGAACGTACGCTGTGTACATTCCGCCACGAGTTAGAACATTTGAAGCACGCAACTTTGTTACAGCGTAACGGATGTCGCGGCCCTTGAGTGTATCTGTACCGACGATTGTTGTCTTTGCTGCAGAAGTAGAAAGTGCACCAGCAGATTCGCGGATGACGTTTGTACCTGCATCAAGAACAGAAGCAATGCCTGCATCAAGTGTCATAGCCATGTTGTATGAAACTGCGTTAGCAATCCATGGGTCAACATCTGAAAGTGACATGAGTGACAACTTACGAGTTGGGAGCACTACGCGACCAAGTTCCTGCTGTGAGACATCAAGAGTTGTGGTTGCTGGTAGTGATACCGCATCTGGGTCTACAGTTTCAGCGAGTGTTGCACCAGCAATTGTGGTGTCAGCAATATCTGTGTAGAACTGGAAACGGATTGAAGAACCGTCGTGAGTTGGGTTTCCGACCTTCTTGTCCGCGATAGCACGGAACTGAGGTGTGTTACGAAGGTTAATTTCAATTAACTTGTCGTAAGCAAGTGTTACGAGATTGGAACCAACACCAGAGGTGGTGGTTGAAAAGACATCTGCCATTTGGAGATATCCTCGCTTTCTGATTGTTTAGTGTGCGGTTATTTTACTGACCGCTGAGGATGGAATAAATTTCTTCTTCAGTTGTTGCTCCCGCAATGCGGTTAATCAAATCGTCTGAAGAAGCAGATGTGTCTGCACCTGATAGCACTGAGTCCATCTTCTGAATAGAAGCGATATCCTGTTGGTTAACTGCTGGCTTCTCAGATGGTGTATATCCGAAAACATCACCATTTGCATCAAGCCAGGAACTAATAGCATCTTCAGATGCCTCGATATCTGATGGAATAAACTGTGCAATCTTTTGACTGACACCCTTGGACGCGAGTACGTCCTTTAAAATCCGCTCTTTTTGGGCTTTGGTTAATTCACCATATGAAGTTTCCAATTCCTTGTTCTTACGCTGTTCAGCCTTTAGAGCCTTACGTAGTTTCTTAACAAGGTCTGTATCCGATTCAAATGCACCCATAGGTGTATCGTCTTCGTCTTCATCTTCCCAGTAGTTGTCGCGGTTATCGCTCATGCGATTGTCTCCCTTTTTAGTAGTTGTCGCACACCTCAATCCAGACGG